AATGAATTAGCCATGGAAACCAGGGCACCTAGTCCATATGATTTCGATAAGATGAGCGATGAATACACAGTTAAAGCACGTGAAATCACAGATTCGTTATTTAAGAATTTTGTTGACATTGGGATATTTGAAAATAATGACTATGCTAGACATAAGAAAGAATTAGACACTATTAATGTATCTAACTTATTCTTCCAATTAAGAACATTAAAGATAACCATTATGAAGGTAATGGAGGAAATAGCAGGAGGAAATACTCATCCTCGACTATTGGAAGTGATGGGTCAATTGCAGGACAAAATGGCAAATATCACAAAGATGCAAGCAAATTATGTTCTATTTCTTGAAGATACCTATAAGAAATTAAACAGCGATGAGCCGGCTAATCCTGATTCTACAACAATTAAATCTAAACCAGGAGAGGGTCAATTTTTCGTTTCAGTTGGAACAAAAAATGTAATAGATATATTGGATGACATCGAAATAGCTGACTCTGATTATGACGATGATGAAAACAAACATATAAGTAACGCTAATTTAATAGATCCATCAAATAAACATGCCCTGCTTAAGGATATCGATGAAGATATTACAATTGATGATAGTGTAGACGATGATTTTATTGACCTATCCGAAATAATATAATTATATGAAAGATATAATGTCATCAACTGGTAGTTTTTCGTCAATTAAAATCTCTTCAATTGGAGAAGGAACTGACGACAATAATTATATATGGACAACTGATAAAATAGAAAGACTGGTTAGCGATATTAATAGCGGAAGAGAGGATATCAGAAAACTAAAAAACTCTCCATTTAAAGACAATGATATTAATCTTAAAAGAGAAAAGTTACCATTTGAATATACTGAATTTGAATTAAAGGAACTTAAGAAATGTAAATTAAACCCGTTGTACTTTATAACTAAACATTGTATTATTCAAACACATTCAGGTAGAACTCTAGTAAGCGAAGCAGGTGGACTTAGGGATTATCAAGAGCAAATTCTTGACACGTTTAATAATAATAACCTTAATATATTAATGGCAAGTAGACAGACTGGTAAAACTGTCACATCTGCTTTATATATGTTATGGTTTCTATTATTTCATCCTGAAAAAACTGCACTATGTGTAGCTGATAACTTTACTACAACTAAGGAACTCATCGATAAGTTTAAAATTGCAATGGAGGGTCTTCCATTCTTCATGAAGCCTGGAATAAGCGTGGTTAACGCAAGCAATGTTAGATTTGATACAAATTCTAGACTAGTTGGCCGAACTACAACTAAGAAATCAGGTATTGGTTTAACAGTTAACTTATTATATGTAGATGAGTTTGCCCATATTAACGAATCAAATTTAGATGAATTTTATAGAGCAATTTTTCCTACGGTAACAGCGGATCCTAACGGGAAGATTATATTAACATCTACTCCAAACGGAAAAAATAAATTCTGGGAGATATGGAAATCCGCAGTAGATAAAGACTCTAGTTATGTTCCGTTAAGAGTCGATTGGTGGCAGGTACAAGGAAGGGGAGACGACTGGAAAAAAGCTAAAATTGCAGATTTAGGATCTGAAGAAGATTTCAATCAGGAATATGGTCTTCAGTTTTTCTCATCTGATAAATTGCTATTGAATTCTAGAGACCTTAAACGACTAGAGTCAATTAAGAAGAATTATGAACAGACTAATCTTCTATTAGAAGAAGATCTTTCTCATGTAAACGAATATCTATTCTTCCATAATAAATATGCGTGTCGAACATTAGATGATTGGAAAGAAGATAAATCTAATTTCGTATTCAGTATAGACACTGCGGATGGTATCGGTGCAGATTATTCGGTGTTGAATATATATAAGGTAGTGAGCATGCCAATCCGAGAATTAATAAAGAAAAAGGAAATCGTTAAAAATGAAATGGACGCTATATCAATTGTTCAAGTTGGATATTTGAGATCAAATCAATTAGATATTGGAGAATTTGCACACGCATGTGAGCATATTATATATAACATATTTAGCACAGAGCAAACACGCATAGTAATAGAGCTTAATCATAAGGGAGATATTATACTAGACAGATTCAAGGAGAATGATAATTACTGGTCAGGTCAAATAGTACATACTAAACATACACAAGCAGCAGTTAAATTAAAGCCCGGATTACGACTAGGGCCTACTAATAAAATTAAATATTGTGAGAAATTCAAATATCTAGTTACAATTAATAGAATTATTCCTAATGACGAGTTTACAGTTACAGAGCTACAATCATTCGGCAGATCTAAAGGTGGAGTATATAGGGGACAAAATGGAAATGATGACCTAGCGATGACATCAGTTAATCTTTCATCTATATTTGAGTCTTCTCAATTCTGGGACATAGCAGTAGAAACATTTGAGCGTCAATCTCCAGAATATGTAAAAGAATTAGAAGAACAAATATTTAGTATACATAGAACAGGAGGTAAAAAATCCCAATATGATTTTGATGAAATTCGTGAAATGAATACAGGCAATAATGAGTCACGCAAGGTAGTATCTTCTGATTCAAAGGATGTATTTAATTTAGACACACTGAGTCATATGCAAAAATTAAAAGATAAATTCTTTAAATAGCAGTAATTAAAGTGGTATAATATATTTAGTAATAATATGCTAAATAAAAATAATCGCATGAGAAAACTACAGTTCACAGGAGATGTAACTATCGATCAAATTTTCGAAGACTATAAGAGAGAGATATATGATAATGTTATTAATTCGATACAAGAAAACTATATGAATTATGAAATAGATGAAATTAATGTGGTAAAAATATCTGTACAATCTAAGGATTATTCAATCAATTTGACCCGTGATAAGTTTATAACTAGCTTAAATAGATGCATCTCATTTTTTGAAGAAACTGAAGAATACGAAAAATGTCAAGTGTGTGTAGATATTATTACTAACATAGATAACAAAAAAAATAAAAGATTAGCGTAAATGGGATTTGAACAAACTAATAAAATCATCAATGACAGAATTCAAGAAATATCACAAAACTTCAGAGACAGCTCAATAACCGAAAGAGAAAAAAATGAACTAGCATCACTGGTTTATCCAAAATTAAGGTATCACATTTGGAAATTTTGTCAAAACAATGATGATACTGATGAGGCCCTACAGTGGACACTTAAAAAAATATTTAATAACGTATCTAAGTTTGATTCTAGTAAGGGACGTTTTACTACGTGGATTTACACGATAGCACGCAATGAGACCTTGTACTTTCTTCATATGAAGAAAAAAAATAGAACAACTAGTATAGAAAATGGACATGACCGCGGAGAATCCAACGATGACGATTATTTTACTAAATTTGAAGACGAGTTCAAATCGTTATATGAAATGACTATTTCTGAAATATATGAAATTGAAGATACCCTATTACAAAGTATCGCAATAGACAAAATGATTAAAAAAGAAAAAGTTAAAAGTATAGCAGATAGATATTCGATAAACGAAAACACGGTAAAAACTAAGCTTAGAAAAATACGAACTGACATAAAGTCTAAAGTTCTAGAAAAAAATCCTGGATTTAAGGAAACACTAAATCACATATTTGACCTATGAATAATAACTACATTAACCCAAAGCTAGTAATAAAGTCACTAACTAGTGCACTAGAAGATATATCGTATTTTAATAGATATAAATCAATACTATCCGAGATTGAATCTGACGGTAAGCTTAAAAAGCTCGGTCTTATAAAACGAGGACATGATATATTAGTAGGAGTTAATTTAAATCCGGAACTTTTAATGTACACAGAAGACTCACAAGAATCTGTTGAATTAAAGTTTGTATCTGATGCAATGAAAAAGTATACCGATTTTCTTGAGAAAGAAGGAATTTTAGATTCAATCAAAGCAGATTATGAAAGAGTATTATCTGATGACTTTTACGGATATGTCGTTAAAATAAGTTACAAATACCGAAGTTATGTGAAAAAGAAATTCATATATGACATTGCATATCTATCAATAGCAATGACCACAGTTGGAATTGGAATATACACTGCATTAACAAGTTTATTATAATTATATGAATGATAAATAATAAAAATACGAGTATTATGTTAGATTTTATAAAAAAGTACCGAATCTACATTTTGGTATCAATAATGGTTATATTATTTTTTCGTTCTTGCGGAAGAGGTAGAACCATTTCTAAAATGGAAGCATCTGAGTCAGTAAATATTAGGTTAATTGATAGCCTAAATAGAGTAATTATCATAAAAGACTCGAAACTTGATTCTATTCCAGATATATTAAGAACTGAAAAGTTGTCAATATACCTATATTTAGATGATACTATTTCTAGAGTAGATAGAACTCCTCAATTAATGGGATTTCATACCATAATTAAGGATAGAATAAAAGAGCTTCAACGATAACATGATTAATTGGTTTAGAAACAATAGAGATACAATAGTTCGCAATTCATTTTTGCTTCCAATTCTACTAGTTGTAATCATGTCAATC